ACTACCCGTGGTGGGTGGCTGAGTTTGATCCGACGGCGCTGGCTCACAACTCTGCCGATCCCACGTCCGGGCAGAGGGAGGGGGGCGCCGAGGTTGCGGTCTGCGAGCACGGCTATCTGCTCGCCTACCGGTGCCATAAGTGCAGCGGCGGGTCGGGGAGCGTGAAGCCGTGAGCCGCGCATCGAAGTGGAAGGCTCGCAAGGGCCTGCTCGACTGTTCGGTCTGCGGCGATGGCGTCATCGGCCCCGACATCACCGGCAGGCCGATGTGCTACGGCTGCGGCCCCGCTGATATGTCGCCCCGCTGCGGCGTGTGCAACCACCTGGCCGCGCACCACACCGGCTACGGATGCACCCAGGGATGCGACTGCATGGTGTCCGACACCAACATCGCCCGCGAGAAGTGGAAGTTGCTGGCGGGCCGCTCCTCCCAGAGAGGGGGCCGCGAATGAGCCGCACCATCGGACACGGGAAGCGCACCAAGTCCTGGGGCGAGGCGTGGGGCAAGCGCGCCTCCTTTGCTGGCATCGTCGGGTGGTGGCTCGACGCCATGGCCAAACGGATCACCCACCGGGCTGAGCGTCGAGAGGCCAAGCGCATCGAGCGCGAGGGTGCGTGCCCAACCTGTGGCGAGCCGATGCGCCACGGCAAGTGCCCTGCGTTGGCGGCGTTGGATCACGCCGAACGTAGCGAGTCCCAGAGAGGGGGCGACCGGTGAGCGACCAGACCGAGATGCGCCGGCACGCGGTGTCGGCATCCATGGACACCCTTGGCACGGTAGCGGAGGACGCCTCCGCGGACGATGGTGAGTGGACGACCGCCTTCCGAGACGCCTGGGTGGAGATCGACGCCCTGGTGGCGCACGAGACTGCCGCCCTCGCGGCCGAGGTCGCCCGCCTGGAAGCCAGGCTGGCCGCTGCGGAGAGGGTCGTGGGGGCGGGCAGAGCCTTTGAGGTGGAGGGCGGCGGGATCATTGGCATCGGCCGGATCTCCTTCCCATGGGAGAAGTGGACCGCCCTGCGCGCCGCCCTCGCTGAGTGGGAGGGGGTCAAGTAGCCATGGCCGCGCTCGACCTCGCCACCAGCCAGGAGGTGGATGCCCTGCGCCGGGAGCTGGCCGAGCTCCGCGCCCTGGTCGAGGGCCGGGCCACCGGCACCATGCTCTCGACCGTCCAGGTCGCCGAGCTCGCCGGCGTCACCCCCAAGACCGTCCGGGCCTGGGTCGAGAGCGGGGTCCTGCGCGCCCACCACCGCGGCCGGCGCCTGGTCATCCGCCGCGCGGACCTCGAAGCGCACCTCGCCGGGGCACCCCAGCCGGCCGCTGGCCTCCTGTCCAGCTTGACGCCGCCGCGGCGCTGACCCTCCCATGGGCGCCATGCTGAGGCCCTGGAGGGGGAGCATCATCGTCCGGCGTGGGTCGTTCTACCTCTCGGTGCGCGACGCCGAGGGCCGATGGCGGCAGCGCGCCACCGGCATCCCCGCCCTGCCCGAGCGCCGCGCCGACGCCGAGCGGCTCCTGGCCGAGGTCCGCGCCGGCCTGAAGGCGCACGCGGATGTGGGCGAGCCGGGGCCGGTCACGGTGCGCAGCTGGGGCGGCCGCTGGCTGAAGACGCGCACCGGCCCGGACCGGGTCAACGACGAGGCCAGGCTGCGGCTCCACGTCTACCCGCTCCTGGGCTCCATGCCCCTCGACGAGGTCCGCCCGCGCCACCTGGTCGAGGTGGTGGACCGGCTGCGCGCCGCCGGCCGGGCGCCGCGCACCGTGCGGAACGTCTACTCGGTGATGAAGGCGCTCTTCCGGGACGCCAGGATCGCCGACGTCCTGCAGGCGGCCGACCCCTGCATCCTCACCCACCGCCAGCTGGGCAAGATCAAGGACTCGGCCAAGTTCAAGCGGGCGGAGGCGGTCTTCGGGCCCGAGGAGCTGGCCGCCCTGGTGGGCGACGAGCGGCTGCCGCAAGACCGCCGGGTCTGGTACGGCCTCCTGGGCATCGGGATGCTGCGCACGGGCGAGGCGGCCGGCCTCCGGTGGGGGCGCGTCCAGCGCGCCGAGCCGCTCGGCCGCCTGGTGGTGGCCACCAGCTACGACAAGGGCCGCACCAAGACCGACACCGACCGCTGGATGCCGGTCCACCCCACCCTGGCCGCGGCGCTGGCCGCCTGGCGCCTGGGGGGCTGGGCGCGCGAGTTCGGGCGGCCGCCCACCGACGACGACCTGGTCCTGCCCGTCCCGCCCACGCCGAAGCGCAGGGGCCGCCGGCGGCCCGCCGGCTCGCTCAGGACGAAGGACTGGGCGCGGAAGCGGCTGGTGGCCGATCTCGCCGTCCTGGGGCTGCGGCTACGCCGTGGACACGACCTGCGGCGGACCGGCATCTCGCTGGCCCAGGACGGCGGCGCCGACTCGCGGGTCCTGCGCTGGGGCACCCACGCGCCGCCGGGCGAGACGATCGACGGCTACACCACGCTGGCGTGGGGCACGCTCTGCCGCGCGGTCTCGTTCCTCGTGCTGCCCGTGCGGACGGAAGCGGGCGCCGTGCGGGCGTCGAAGGACATCGACCCAGGCTAAGGTTCCGAAAACAGGCGCCGGCAGGGCGTCAGCGTGTCAAAGGCTCCGGGTTCGATTCCCGGCGCCTCCACTTGAAACCGCCCGTAGTCAGGGCGGTTTTCTCGTTCGTCAGCACGGTGCAGCACGAACTCACACCATCCGGCTGGCCATCTTGAACTCGCACCGGCCCACCCGGAGCTTCCCGGTGGTGCACCGCCAGGTCAGCCGAAAGGCCAGCTTCGTGGACGGGTTGCCGTTGTACTGGGCCGGCACGGCCGGGACGGTGCGCAGCACGCCCGACGCCGGGGTCACGCGGTCCGGGTCGTCGGCGTACTCCTTCAGGTCGTAGGTGAAGCCGTAGGGCGTGTCGCCAGAGCTCCGCGTCTCGCCGAGGAGCTGGAAGCTCTTGCACCCCACCCAGGACTCGGCCTCGAACTCGCACTGGGCTAGGTAGGTCGCGTCCTTGCCCACGTTGGTGGTGGCCACCGCGACGAGCTCGATGTCTCCGGTGGGCGTGCCGCCGGTCACCTCGATCTGGAACCACTTCCCCGGCCGCCCGTCGGTGCGGGCCACCTGGCTGGTGACGAGCGTGGCGCCGTTCGCCTTGAGCTCCCAGCCGAAGGGGACCACCCCGGTGATGCTTCCTCCACCCGGCGTGGCCGTACCGCCGACGTTCACCATGAAGGGGTCGCAGTTGAGCCAGAGGACGTTGAGCGGGTCGTCGTTCAGCGAGGTGAAGTCCGCCTCGAGGCGAGGCGCGAGGTCCTTCATCGCGGCCGCCAGGACCACGCCCATGTTGCCGGCGCCAAGGGCGTTGGGGTGGATGCCGTCCCGAGTGGTCCCGCTGGCCGGGTTGTAGGCCGGCGTCCCGCTGTTGGCGACGCCCATGTCCGCGAGCACCACGCCTGGCGTAGTCGCGCACCAAGTGCGGATCTGGTCGTTCAGCCAGAGCCAGTTCGCGCCCATCGTAGCGTCGAAGGTGGTGGACGGGGGGAGCGTGGAGACCACCGGCGTGATGCCGGCCGCCAGGCAGCGGTTGGCCATATCCTGAATGTTGGCCAGGCTGGTGGCGCGGGCCACGCCGCCCGGTAGGTCGTTCACCCCGATGCAGATGACGGCGAAGGTCGGCTGCCGGGCGACCACCTGGGAGAAGACGCGGCCGATGGCGCCCACCGTGGTGTCGCCGCCCACCCCCGCGTAGCCCACCACTCGGAAGCGGTGGTGCATGAGCACGTTCGCCCAGCTCCAGTAGCCGTCGTCCCGGCCGAAGTCGTCGTTCTGGGCGGTGATGCTGTCGCCGATGAGCACCACCGTGTTGCCCACGGAGGTCTGCATCCGGTCCACGCCGGCCTGGAAGGGCACCCGGAGCGGGACGGCCAGGGGGCCGATGGCCTTACCCACCACGAGCTCGTAGAGGTCGCCGAACCACCCGGTGCCGGCGCTCCACCGGCCGATCTCGATGTTGGCCGGCTGGGTGCCGATGATGCCGGTGCCGGCACCGGCCGGCGCCGTGCTCACCTGGACGCCGTCGATGAACATCGTCAGCGTGCCGTTGGCCGAGCAGCAGTGGACGGTGTGCGGCCCCGGCGCCAGGCCGGCGTTGAGCGGGTGCTGGATGTACCGGATGCCGAAGGCGGCATCGTAGACGGAGAACTGCAGGAGGTTCGTAGCGGTGTGCAGCACGGCGGTGTTGGAGGTAGCCCCGGCCGCTCCGATCCGCCAGAGCCCACGGACGTTCCCGTTCTCCTCATCGCGCAGCGACCCGACCGGCTGCCGCGTGTTGAAGGTGCAGCCCACCGTCCAGTTCACGTCCGGGTTGGTGAGCGGGTTGGGGACCGACATCACCGGCTCGCTGCGGGTCGCCGTCGCGCCGGTGCAGAGGATGGGCGTCGAACGGTAGGCCCCGGTCTGGACGAAGAAGTGGGACGGGGCCGGGGTGCCCACGGTGACCACCACCGTGCCCGGGGTGGTGACCTTGAACTTCCCGATGTTGTGCCGGGTGACGACGCAGGGGAGCTGCGCCGAGACGGCCGTGCCGGCGGTGAGTGTGACCTCCCAGTCCTTCCCGCCGATGTGCGGACCGAAGGCGTGGTGCCACCCGTTGGCCAGGGTGACCGTCTGGGTGGCCGGCGTCGTGCTGTTGAGGAAGTAGCCTGTACCGGCCGGCTCGAAGAGCGCGCCCCGCGGAGTGAGAGGGATGTAGTCGGCCCCCACCTGGTAGTAGCCGTTCATGTACTGCGGGTCATACTGGTCGTTCTGGACGACGCCCGAACGGGTGAAGCTGATGGTCTCGCCCTTGGTACCCTTGAGGAGCTGGCCCACGGCAGGGTAGAGCCCGGTAGGCCCGGCCGACGTTGCCGGCGCGAACCGGACGCGGAGCGCCGTCTCGGCCGTGTCCGGCGTCAGCAGCGCGCTCTTGAGCTGGGCCATCTCGGCCTTTAGCGCGGCGAGCTCGGGGGCGAGGTCCCGGGCGCGCTGGCGATGGTAGTTCCAGCCGCCCGGGATCTGATCGGCCACCCAGCCGGCCATGGTACGGGCCATGCCTGTGCCAGTCGCCGTAGCCGTCGCCAGTGAGAGATCCCCGCCCAGAGGCGAGAAGTTCACCCCCACCGCCACCCCCGGCACCACGTCCAGCCTCGGCACCGCCCCGATGTCGAGCGTCAGGTCCGAGGAGTCGAGCTGCCACTTCTCGCTCCACCGGTACGCCTTCCCGTTCGCCGCCTTGCAGTCGTAGACGGCCACGTAGTAGGTGCCCGACGGGGTGATCGCGTCGTTGGGGCAGATACTCATCGCCACCGTTCCCGCGGTGATCGTCCCGTTGGCCTCGGTCGCCACCCGCTGGGAGACCGTGCCGTCCAGCGTGCTGCCCGGGACCGGCGAGAGCTTGGCCCGGATGTTCCCGGAGGTGATGGCGACGCCGTCGGGGGCGAGGACCTTGCCACTGAGTACGACGAGGGTGACGGCCATGGTGGTGCTCCTGCTCGACTAGGTGAGGCGTGGGGCTACGGGTTGAAGGTGGGTGCGGTCACCGGGGGCTGGGTGTCGGGCCCGCCGAACTTCTGCCGGGCCAGGGCGCGCTGGATGGCGGGGAGCTGGCGGACCTCGCTGATGTCCCGCTCGAGTTGGTCGAACCGCTTGTCGAACCCCTGCGACGCCATGATGAGCGTCCCCACGTACTGCCTGAGCAGGAGCCACACGGAGACGAGGATCGCCTCGCCGGTCGCCATCTGGATGAGCATCGGCCGGGCATCGCCGTCCCGGCTCACCGAGAGCAGGCCCAGGAAGGCCAGGAAGAGCACCGCCGCCGGCGCCAGGACCGGGTGCAGCGTCAGCAGGTGGTGGCGCAGGCGGGTCATCCGCGCTGGTCCTCGATCCGCAGCCGCTGGCAGGTGGCGCACTCCTTCTCGCGTACCCGCTCCCGGTCCTCGAGGCCGTCCAGCCGCCTCTCGATGGTCTGGAACTTCACCACCCCACCGGCCAGCGCCGAACCGTGCTGCGTGGTCTGGCTGGCCAGGGTCCGCATGTCCACCCTGATCTCGCCGATGGCCTGGTCGAGGCTCTGCACGTTCCGGCGGAGCGACCAGACCAGCAGACCCACCACCGCGCTCCCGACGACGGGAGCAACGATGGCCGCCAGCTGGAGTGTGATGTCGGGGGTCATCCGCTCTGGACCTCATCGGACGACCCGCCCGGGGGTCCGGGCTTGACCACCGCGCCGGCGGCCGGGTCCTGGTTCCACTCGGCAGGGGGCTCTGGAGGGACTGGCGGGTCTGCCTTGGGCCACTTCAGGGCCGGCAGGTGCTTCGCCGCCACCAGGAGCAGGGATGCGACGAGGAGCAGGCCCAGGACCACCAGGAGGGGCACTCCTGCGGCCTGGGCCAGTGCGATGGCCTGGGCGGCCACCTCCTCGGCGAAGTCCCCCGTGCTCACTTGGGAGCGACCACGCCCTTCGCCACGAGCTGCTCGGCCTGCGCCTGGCTGGCGTTGCTACGCAGCCCGGAGGTGCCGCCCGAGATGATGCCGAGCGTGATGCACAGCGGGGTGATGACCCCGTTCCAGACCATCAGCAGCGTGGTCTTCGTCGGGCTCTCGGCCATCAGCATGATCAGCCCGTTGGCCACGAAGTACACGCCGGCCGCGATGACCTTGACCACGTCCTGCGCGAAGAACGCCTTGAGCTTGTCCATGCCGTGCCTCCTACTTCGGGTCGAACTCCAGGTGGATGTGCGGCCCCGTCCACCCAGGCGAGTCGGGCCGCGGCTGCCGCTCGTCCAGCACGTCGAACTGCCCACCGCCCTCGCGACCCAGCCTCGACTTCAGCGCGGCCACGATGCGGTCCATCCGGTCGTCCGGGATTGGCTCCCCTCCCCGGTAGCGACGCACGGCCAGGTCGGCCGAGGCGCCCGTCGAGTGGTAGCCGTTGGTGGCGAAGTCGGTGCCCCGCCGGATGCAGGTCACCAGGCAGTCCTCGCCCTCCTCGCCGAAGGCCTCGGATGCCACGCACAGGGCCAGGGACAGCTGGGGCACCATCAGGCGCCAGTCGATCCGGTTGGCAAAGTGTAGGCTCACGGGGTGGATGTTCACCCGCGCTGGGGACAGCTTCCTTAGATGTCGCTGGCCAGTTCCACGTCTACGTCGGCCGAGGCCGTCCCCGCGGTGACGGTGTCCGTCACGGTGCACCGGTAGGTCGCGGTGATGGTGGTCGTCACGCTGGTCTTGGAGAAGGTCACCGTGGCCGCGGTCGTCGAGCTCAGCGTCATGGCCGTGCCAGAAACGTAGGTCCAGGCGTAGGTGAAGGTCCCGCTGCCACCGACTGGGGTGGCCGTGCAGGTACCAGAGACGGCCGTACACGGCGCGCCGGTGCAGGACCCGAAGACGGCGTAGTTGTCGAGGAGAAGCGAAAGGCCCGGGTAGGCCGCGGTCGGGACCACCGCCACGTCCTCGGCGACCACGTCGAAGGCGCCGGCTTCGTTCTCCTCCATCTCGGTGATGCGAACGAGATGGCGGGAGAGGCCCAGGCCGGCGTCGGTGACTGTGACATAGTCGCCCGGCTCGAGTAGGGCGTACTTCCAGCCCAGACGGAAGCGGAAAACGTTCCTGGCCCGGACGGACCGCTGGGCCAGGGTGTTGGCCAGGTTCACGGCCATGGTCCGGCTGGTGATGCAGCGGACGCTGGTCACCGGGGCCTTGCGGATGCCATTGGCCGCCACGTCGGCCGGGTCGGGCGTCCCGTCCTCGACGGCCGAGTTGTAGGCATTGAAGGCCTCGACGATGGCGGCCCCGCTGGCGTCCACCCGGCTCGGCGTACGGGCCGAGTACTCGACCGGGTAGCAGTTGAACTGCTCGGCGAGGGCGCGGCGCTCGATGGTGACCGGGTCCTCGCCGGGCTCGGCCAGGAAGTCGGTCCCCGCGACCAGGCCGAGGTCGTAGACGGGCAGCGCCGCCGTCGGGCCGTCGTACTCTGGCCGTCCGCCGCTGGCCGCGATGAACTCCGTCGAGCGTGGCCGCATCTTCAGCACGCCCTCGCTCCAGACCGGGAGCGAGTCGGTGGCCACCGCGATCTCCTCGATTACCTCGCGCACGGACCGCTGGTCCTCGAGCGCGAGAGAGATGGTGAGCTGCTTCGCCTGGCACCAGTTGGTATAGCTCGTCTCGGCCGCCCCATCGGCTCCGGCCGAGAATCCCAGTGGGATCCCGCTCGGGATGGAGTAGTCCTCGATGATGGAGGTCGGGAGCCCCAGGCCGTACTCGGCATTGGTCAGCAGGTCGATGATGACCGAGCGCGGCTCCACGTCCTGGGCGGAGCCGGTGGCGGTGGTGAAGAAGCCGCTCACCTCGAAGGAGGCGCGGTCGAGCTGGTCCAGGCTATTGCTGCCCCAGGACGACTGGGTGACGACCTGGGCCGTCCCGCCGTACCCGAGCGCCCACTCGGGCTTGCTGGTGGTCAGGTAGCTCCAAGGCGACTGGGCGCGCTCGGTTGCGGCGCTGCCTCGCGCCAGCCAGTACGTCGAGTTGGGCGGCACATGGTTGGTGTGGCCCAGCTTGCACACGTAGTTGGTCCCGCCGGAGCTCGCCCAGTCTCCGGCGACGTAGGTGGTCCCCGACGACCAGGCGGTGATGCCGGCCCCGTCGAGGAGGGTCAGGCCAGAGCTGCCCCAGGTCGTCCGGGTCTTCTCCTTCCAGACCGCCAGCACCTCTGAGATCGGCCCTTCGCAGAGCGCAGCCTGGAAGAGCCCGAGGTCTAGGACGCGGGCCGCCAGGTTGTTCATGTAGTAGCCGGCCAGGAGCACCACGCCCTTGACCCGCTGCGTCCCGTAGACGATGGCAATGGGCGCCCCGTACTTGGCGCGGCTGGACCGGAAGTACTTGTCCGGGTCCGACCCAGCGAGGGCCACGAGCGGGGCAGTCGAGTACGTGATCATCCGCCCACCATGTCCTCAGTCGGCATGAAGTCCGACCCTCGCCGACGGGGCAGGTTCCAGAACTTCGTCCGGCACGTCGAGATGGTCTTATCGCACCCGGCGTAGGCCGTGAACGTGTCCCCGACGCCGGGCGCGGCCGGCAGCGGGTACTCGACCGTGAACTGGGTCGTCCCGTTGTTGTAGGCAACGATGTTCCTGATCTGGCCGTTGTTCACGCCGCTGGTGAAGACCAGGTAGCCGCCGGTGTAGTAGTCGGTTCCGGCGCCGGCGGCGCTCGAGGTGAAGATGGTCACCGTCGGGCTGCCGTTGACCGTCCCGCTGTAGTCGTGGTCGGCCATGACCACCCCGCACCCGGCGTCGCCGAGCGCGTGGCTGCAGAGCGGGCGGTGTAGGTGCCTGGGTAGCAGCGTGTTGAGTCGCTCGAGGTCCGAGCGCACGGTCATGGTCACAGAGGTGCTGGTGATGTTCACCGTCGACACCAGGCCCGTGAAGCGCAGCAGCGTGCCGATGACGGCGCCGGACGAGTCGAGGTAGCACCGCTCGAGCCGGACCGTGGCCCCGTCGAGCACGCCGGTGGATGTCGCGTAGGTGACCTGCACCCCGCTTCCGAGTTCGGCGCTGCTACCGCACAGCAGCGGCAGGCTCAGTTCCGACGGGTCCATGCCCAGGGTGTCCCGGATGCCTGACCGGGTCGGGATCGGCGCGGTCCCAGTCCACCCGCTGGTCCAGGTGTTCCCGCCGGTGGTGATGTCCTGGTTGTGGTTCGTCCAGCGGAAGACCGTGGCCGTGACCAGGGTAACGGTGACCAGGTCGACGACCGTGGTGATGAGGGAGCCGCCGAGGTGGGCCTTCAGCGCGACGCTGGCGCTCCTCACGGGAGCACCGAGACGAGCTCCACGTCAGCTCTCCAGATGCGGGCCCCTCGGCGGGACACGTTCAGTTCGTCCGACGAGAACCGAACCCGGCGGTAGAAGGTACCCGTCCAGGTCAGCGCGTTTCCATTCGCCGGCGCCGAGACGAAGGTCACCTTCCCGGTCGCCGAGTCGAGCGTGTAGTGGGTGGTCACCGTCTGGAGGGCGCCGGCTTTGTAGATGCTCGGCGTGTTGTTGTTGGCGCCGATCCGCTCCCCCATCTCGTCGGTGAGGTACCAGACCGTCCTCGACCCGTCTCCGGTCCCGAAGCTCTGGGTGGTCGCGGTGTCGTTGTAGGGGTCGACGAGCAGGAACGAGTCCCAGCTCCCGCGGTGAGTGGCGAAGAAGGCGAGCAGCGTCTGCGCCTCGCTGCCCGTGTCCTGGCGCAGGAAGTCGTAGCTGATGCGGTAGCGATACCGAGCCGCGGTCTGGGTGTTGACCCGAAGCTCTCGGCCGCCGGCCTCGCGCTGGACGATCGACGAGTAGAAAGGGACCCGGTCGATCTCCTTCTGGGCGCCCACCAGGGTCGGGTAGAGGGACGTGCTCACGCGAACCTCCGACCGTCACGGATGGCGCGGCCGATGGCCTCGGCGAGCGCGGGCTGGTTGTCGAGGAAGAGTCGGCGCACGCTCTTCGCGTCCGTGGCGTTGATGTTCAGGGTCACACTGGTGCCAGACCCGCCCTGGTTGACCAGCCGGTCGAGGCCCTCCGAGTAGCGCGCGGGCAGGATCCGCTCGTCCTTGTGGACCATGGCCAGGGTGTCGTTGGGGACCTTCCAACCTCCGGCCGCGGACGGCATGTTGCCGAGCAGGCCGAGGACCGCCGACATGATGGCGCCCATCGCGCTGATGGCAAGGACCGGACCGACGATCGGGATCCCGGCCTGCGATGCCGCCGCCTCGGCGCCCGCCTTGCTGGCGCTGGCGGTGATGCTGGCGATCGCCGTCTGCACCACCGAGCTGATGATCATCTGCCCGGTCTGGGCGATGACCTGGCCGAGCGTCATTTGGCCGGTGATGAGCCCACCGACCATGGTGCCGGCCGCCTCACCCACCCGCTGGTAGTCGGCGATCTGCCTCTCTGCGGCCGCCTGGCGATCGGTCTCGGTCTTCTTCTCGATGGCCGTGAGCCTGGCGGACTCCTCCTCCTGCATCTTCCAGGCTGCGGCATTCATGTCGGAGCCGACCTTGGCCAGCTCTTCCTGCCGCTTCGTCTCTGCATCCGCCTCGACCTTCGCCTGGTCGATGGCGTAGCTGGTGATCTTCTCCCGCTCGTCCTGGTAGGCCTTGGCCGCGGCAGCCTTCTTCTTGGTCGCCTCCTCCTCGGCCTTGTCCGAGATGGCCTTCTGCTCCAGCTTGGCAATCTGGGCTTCGATCGCCTGCGCGTCCCTGAGTCGGAGCTCGAGCATCTTGACGTGCGGCGAGCTGCCAGTGGTCTGGGCAAGCGCCAGATCCTGGTTGATCTGCTGGACCTTGTTGTGAGCGTCCTGGGCCTTGGTCACACCGACCAGGCCGTCTCGCATGGCGCCGAGCTCGGCCAGCTTGGAGTTGGCGTCGCCGGTGAGCGAGGTCAGGTACTTCTGCGCCTCCTCGGCCGCCTTCTTGTGGGCCTTGGACGCTTCCTCGGCCTTCTTCGCGTCCTCCTCCCAGACATCGACCAGGAGGCGCACGCCAGCCTGCGCCAGGGACAGCGCCAGGAGGACCCCGCCGCCGCCCATGATGGCGCCGCCGACCCCGGCGAGGGCGATCTGCGCGGTGCGGCCCGCCGGCCCGAACTCACCCAGCGACTGGGTGAAGAACATGGCCGTCTCGCGAGCCCGGCCCATCCCCTGCTTCATCTGCTCGATGCCGTTGGCGGCCTCCTTCGACCCCTTGCCGATGCTGAGCAGCGAGGCCTTCGCCTTCACCTCGGCCTGGTTGAAGGCGAGCGTCATCGCCTTCAGGGCAGCTTCGGCCTGATCGGCTGCGACCTCGACGGAGAAGCGGAGGGTCGTGCCGCTAGCCATTGGACCCTCCCAGCTTCTCGCGCAGCTCGCGGAAGTCGGACGGGGTCATGCGCGCAGGCTTGGCCTGCGGCTTCTCGCCCCAGGCCCAGTCTGCGAAGTCGCGCGCATCGCTGAACGGCATCCGTCCCACCTCGCTCGGGAACTTCCCGAACTCCCGGGCCAGCGTCATCCGTAGACCCAGGAAAGCCCGGGCAGGATCTACGGCTTCACTCCCCCCGCGTCGGACTCCTTCACCAGCAGCCGGGTCGAGCCCATCACCGCGGCCATGGCCCGCTCGCAGTTGTCGAGGTCGAGCTCGCGCGCCACCTCCTCCCGGGTGATCTCCGGGTAGTTCCATCGGAGCGCGCAGAGCAGCACCTCCATGGCGGCCGCCCGGCTCTCCGGGAGCGCCAGCATGGTGATGCCGTTCTGCGGGACCTTCGCGAGCGTGCCGTCCAGGCTGAACCGCTCGACCTCGTCGAAGCTGAGCGAGGGGACCTGGTACTCCTTCGTGCGGAGCTGGACCTTGGTGCCGATCATCGGTGGGCTACTCCGGGAGGTAGATGTGTACGAAGTTGTTGCTGCCGTCCTTGGTGGCCTTGAACTTGAGCGTGGTGTCGCTCCAGCCGCCCTTCCCGAACTTCGCGGAGAGGCCCGGGAGGCGCGCTGCGGGCACGTAGATGCCCCAGGGCTTGCCGGCGATGACCTGGTAGCAGTGCAGGCCGTAGTAGGCCTGGGACGCGGTCGCCGAGGCGATGCTCGAGGTGGTCCCGGTCGTCGACTTGGTGGACCGGTAGTTGATGAGCACCGAGTGGCCGGCGTCCGCCGTGTTGAAGGTGTACTGCCCGGTGGTGGTGTTCACCGCGTAGACGTTGGTCCCGGTCGAGGTGGCGGCGCAGATCATGGCCTTGCCGGCCGTGAGATCGATGACGCCCAGGTCGTCGGCGAAGGTCGCGCCCTCGGTCACCGTGATCTGGAAGGGCGTGGTGGGGATGACGCTGGTCTGCGCGTACCCCTGCTTGGTGCCGGCCGCCACGGTGACGCCGCGGGTGATGGCAGCCAGCAGCGAGCCGCTGATGTCCTTCAGCGCGATCGTCCCCTCGATGACCCGCTTCACGGTGAAGGAGTCGATGATGTCGCCGTTCGAGTCCTCGAGGTCGCCGTCCTCCTCGGTGATGTTGAGGTCGAGCGACTCGATCTCGGCGAGGTGGACCGGGTCCGGGTAGGTACCCGACGGGACGAGGGAGACCCAGCCGACGCCCTGCACGCTCTTGTGGTAGCTCATTGCCCTGCTCCTTTCGCCCGTCAGGGCGCTGTGGTGTCCATCTCCAGGCTGATCTTCACGACCGCCTGGCCCGTCTTGTCCCCGACGCCCTTCTCGACTCGGGTCACAGACAGCACGCGGATGAGTCCGCCCAGGTCCGTGTAGTGGGTGAGGCCGTTCCCGATGGGGTCGGCCGGCTTCCGCTCGAGCGCCGCCATGACCGAGGCCTTGAGCGTGTTCAGCGTGCCGGCGAACTCGTCGCCCGGGTTCTCCGGGGCCCGGTTGACGACCAGGAGGATGAGCTCGCCCGTGAGCCTCCACATCGGGGCCGGGTCGTCGCGGTCGGTGATGAGCTGCTCGTCGCCCGAGTCGTCGAGCACCATCAGGACCGGGTGCTCCTCGAGCGACCAGTCCCGGCGCCGGCGGGAGATGCGAGTGAAGACCTCTGTCTCGGTCTCGAGGCGGGCCTTGAGCGCATCCCAGATGGCGTTGGAGTCGAGCGCCATCTAGGCCTCGCTCCGCTGCAGCTCGGTGGCGACCTGGTCGATGACGGCCTGCAGGCGCGCGTTGACGCCGGCGGCCCCGCCCGCGGCCTCGACCGAGGGCATGAAGAAGGGCCGAGGCCGGATGGTCAGGGTGCGCTGGTACGTGAGGCTCTTCGCGTGCTGCCACTTCGGCTCGGTGATGGCCGCGACGTGCTGGCCAGGCTTGCTGCCCTTCCTCGAGCCCCCGCCGGCCCGCTGCTGGAAGGTCGCGCTGACGCCGCGCTCCATGAGGTGCGCGACCCGGCCAGTCGGCCTGACCGTCAGGATGATGGACTGCGCCCACCGCTCCTTGGTGGACTTGCGAGCGTGCTTGGACGCGGTCTCGACGACGGCCTGATACTGCCGGCCCTTCGTCTGCCTGGTCACCTCTCGCCCGAAGTAGGAGATGATCCGAGACTTCAGGACGCCGGTCCGCTCCGGGGCCCTGGACACTGCGCCTGACCTGACCTCTTCCCCGATCGCGGCCATCTCCGCACGGACAGCGACCCTCAAGGCCCCGCCGGTCTCGGAGAGCTTGTCGGCGATCTCCTTCCCGCCGATGGTCTGGACCTTGAGGTCGATCACCCGATGCCCAGGGCTCGGTAGGAGTCCAGCACGCCGGCGATGAAGGCCAGGGTGCCGGCGTTGCTGAAGGTGACCGAGTCACCCCCGCCCGAGGCCGCGGCCAGGCCCGTCGACTGCCGGTCCCGGTAGCGGATGGCGACATGCTCGAGGCAGGCCTGCTCGATGTCCGTCGGGCAGGTAGTGAACCCGGCCGTGTAGACGATGACGATGTTCGCGGTGCCCTCGGTGAACGAGTAGCCGACCAGGTCGACGCCGTCGGCGCGGTAGACCCAGCCGCTGGGGTTCGTGTCGGAGGTCGAGACCGCGGGGCGTGCGGTGATAGTCACCCCGTCCACCTTCACGGAGGTCACCGTGGTCGTCGGGCTGCCCGGGCGCCAGGAGTGGGACCGGCCGAGCAGCATCCGGCACTCGCCGTTGCCGTCGAGCGTCTCCGTCACGCTGGCCTGCATGAGGTCTCCGCCCACCTCCCGCTCCACCCAGGCCGAGCTCGAAGTGATGAGCTGGGTCAGGATGGCATCCGCGGAGATCTCGGGGTCGTTCCCGAAGATCTGCTGGCGAGCCTTCTCGAGCGTGGTCAGGTCGGCCATGAGCCCCTCAGTTGAAGTGCAGAACGACCCGGGCCAGCACGTCCGTTCCCGGAGCCACCGTGTCGATGCAGTGGCCGATCTCCTTGTTGTGCAGGTCGATGCCGGCACCGCTGTTGTCGGGCATGGTGGCCCGGGCCTGGGCGCGACCGTCGACCGTATCGCTCAGCCCTACCCAGTAGCCCACCGTCGGACTCTGGGCGTTCTCGAAGAGGCAGTAGGCCACGCCGGAAACCACCACTCTGACGAATTCCCCGTTGGCCACGCCGCTCGAGTAGATGACGCCCATCACCTTCGGGATGGCATAGGGGCAGGCGATGACCGAGCTCGGAGCGGTACCGAGCGTGACCAGCATCCCCCTCATCGTCGGCGCCCCGGTCCGGTTCTGAAACCAGACCGCTAGCCCTCCCTCGGGAGTGATGACGGCTTCGTTGGCATCGCCGAAGTAGACGTTCCCGTTCGCGTCGATCTGCAGCGCGGGGTTGCCGTCCTGGTCGTTCCAGCGATGGAGGATTCCGGGCAAGGAGCACCAGGTGGTGGCCTGGGGCCGGCGTCCCAAGGGGGAGTAGGACGCCGGCCCCGAGGCCGTGCTGCTAGGCGGAGAGCTGCGGGTCGAGGATGCGGAGCTGGCCCGCGACGAAGCCCGAGGTGCCGCCAGTCGCCGTGCAGACGACGGCGTAGAACTTCGTGCTGTCGATGAGGGACATCGGCAGCTCGGCCTGGCCAGCAGTGCCGGCCACCGCGATGGTGGCGATGGCCCCGCCGGTCACGTCCGCAGCGCCGGTGCCGTTGGCGTCGTTGGCGACCTGGAGCTTGAACGCCATCGAGGGGGTCGAGGTGAAGGCGCCGGTCTGCACGGTCGCCATCAGGGCCCGGCCGAGGAGGACCGTGCCCGCCACCCAGCCGGCGGAGCCGGGAGCGGTGGTGGCGCCGGCCGCGAGGGACTGCGGCGCGCAGTTGCCAGCGGTGGTGCTGGCGAGCTTGACGTTGTTCGCGAAGATCATGGTCTGGTCCTTTCCTGGCTAGCTGCGGGCCTGGAGGGTGATGATGTGGGAGAGGGTCGTGGAGCCGTTCTTCCGGCTCACGGCCGCGGAGGCGAGCGGGGCGCCGCCCACGCGCATGGTGGCGCGGAAGGACTGGAGGCCCTGGTCGAAGGCGAAGTGGATGGAGGCCGCCGTCGAGATGCCGCCGGACTTCACCGCGACCACGTAGCCGTCGGGGCTGACCAGCATCACGTCGCCGTCGGTGTTGTAGTCCTGGGCGTACTCGGTGACGACCACCGGACGGCCGAGGATCGTCCCGTACGGGCTCTGGCGGAAGTCCGAGACGAAGATCGGCATCTGGCCGAGGGTCAGGGTCCAGACCTTCGGCAGGAAGGACGAGTGGCAGAGCCAGAAGCAGTTGTTCACCGACTCCGGGACCATGCGGGAGAGCATGTTCGCGATGTCGACGGCCGCGAGGGTCGCGCCGCTCTTGGCCTGGGTGATATGGTTGGCCGCGGTCAGGAGGCCCTTCGGCTTGGACACGCCGTCGCCGTTGACGATCGCGTCATTCACCTTGCCGGCGATGGCCTGGGCCACCTTGGTGGTGACGTACGACTGGATCGCGGGCGCGTCGGCGGCGAGCTCGTCGGAGAGGTGGACCAGGGCGCCCACCTTGTTCAGGGTGACGGTCACCTCCTTGAGCTGCGGCTTCCTGGCCGTCAGGGTCGAGGCCTCGCCGAGCCACTCCGCGTAGATGCCGGCGGCGCCGTACGGGGTGGACTCGTCGGTGGGCAGCACGATCTGGTTGCCGGCCGTGGTGATCGGGTTGAAGCGGCCGACCAGGGACTCCTCGCCCATGACCACCTGACTGATGCGGTTGGCGAAGTCCGGGGGAACCGCGAAGCCGCCGTCCGTGCCGGTGCCCTCCGCGCCGTAGGTCGTCACGGCGTTGATGAGCCGCTGGTCCGTCCGGCCGTACGCGGCCGAGCGGACGGCGTTCAGGAACTCGGGCAGGCCGCGGGTGAATCCGTGGTTGCCGTGGCTCGCGCTGATGTGCGTCCCGCCGGTCACCGTCTGCACGGCCGGGCGCGGAGCCTGGGTGCTCGAGGTCATGTCCACCGGCTGCACCACTCGCGGGCGCGGCTGGGACATCCTGGCCGAGATCTCCTCGACGCGGTCGAGGTTCGAGATCTCCTGCTCGGTGCGCTGGAACTCGGTGTTGTGGGCGTTGAACTGCGCCTGCTCCTCGTCGGTGAGGGCGCGGTTCTCCTGCTCGGCCAGGCCCGTCAGGGCGGCCATGGTCGCGCTGACCCGGGCCAGGTTCTCGTTGAGCTGCTCACGGCGGTTCATGTCGTCTTCCTTCCGGCAGTGCCGGCGTGGGGATGCTGGGTCATTCCGGGCTGGCCCGGCTTCACACCGCGGCTGGCCGCGGCGAATCGATCGGAGAGGCTGCGTGCCTGGACTCGGGCCATGTCGGCCACCACGCGGGGCGAGACGGCCCGCGGCGAGCCGGGAACGGCGGACCGGGCCGAGGACTGGGTCGGAGGCGAGGAAACCTCGTCGGTGAACCCGCGCGCCTTCGCCTCCGCCGCGGTCATCCAGGTCTCGGAGGTCATCCAGGACGAGAGATCGGCTGCCGAAAGCCCGGTCGCCGAGACGTAGATGTCGACCAGGTTCTCGCGGACCTTGCGTAGCGCCTGTGTGACCTTCCGAGCGTCGTCCTCGATCTCGGCCGCCGTTCCGAAGGACATCACGCCGCCCATGGGGTCGTGGATCATCCACATGGCCCCCTCGTTGGTAACTACCTGGTCGCCAGCGAGAGCGATGATCGAAGCGATGGAGGCCGCGACTCCGTCCACGTAGGTGGTCTTTGGGCCATCGAAGGCGCGGATGGCGTTGAAGATGGCGATCCCGTCGAAGACGTACCCGCCGGGCGAGTTGATGTAGACCTCGAGCGCGCTCGACCCCTTCGCGTCGGTGACGGCAGCGACCACGTCGGTCGGGTCGATCCCGGCGCCAGTCCAGGGGTCTCGGCCGATCGCGTCGTAGAGGTAGAGCTTCGCGACCTGGGCGTCCTTCTTGGCGGCGAAGGGCGTCCCGACGGGCGACTGGACCCTGGCGGCGAACTCTCGCGCCCTGCCCATCCACGTCGGGATCTTTCGCTCGAACATGAGGTCTCCGCTCCTGTGCAGCCACCCTAAATCCGGGTGGGGACAGGCCCGGGCTAGGCCGCGCGTCGAGCCCACGCGGCGACCAGGGCGAGCATCTCGGGAGTGGGGTTGTGGATGCCCCTGGCCGCAGGAGCCTTTGGGGTGGCCGCCGTCACGGTCACCTTCGGAGCTCGCGCGGCCGCTCCACCCGAGGCTCCGACCAGGCCGGTGCGAGCCACGCAGGAAGCCGTCATGGACCTGGTCGAGGCCGAACTCCTGGCCACGGCAGCCGCAGAGCGGACTTCAATCCTGGCGGCCTGGAGCACGGAGGAGGCTCCGCCGGCGGCCTTGACGGTCCGGGCTGCGATGGCGAGTTTGGCTGCCTGCGCGGCCGTGGCAGCCCCGCCCCTGGCGGAGCATGGCCTTGCCAGAACTCGACACCTGGCTGGTGGAGCGACTGCGGTGGCGTCTACCCGCCGTGGCTTCGGGTCCGGCGGCCAGTACGCCATGGGGTAGGCGCCCAGGAGCTGTTCCGGGCCCGCCATGGCCTCCACCTGATTGGTGACGACCGAACACGTAGCCTTCGGCGCGCTCGTCGCGGCGTTGGCCTGGGACGCCCCCGCGCCCGTGACCGACCTGGCGACCAGGGCGCACGCGGCCCGCGGAGCTGAGCTGGCCGCCGAGCCCGCGGCCGAGACCGGCCGGGTGACCGTGGAGGCCGACGAACTCGACGCCGAGGTGCTGGCGTTGACCGCCCCCCCGCCGGCCGAGGCCGTGACTGACCGGGTGACGATCGCCGGTTGAGTCCTGGGCGCGCTCGCGGATGCCCCGCCGGCCGCGCTGACGGCCCTGGTCACGATGCTGGGCTGCGTCCTCGGGATCGAGGTCGCGGCGCCGCCAGCGGCGGCCACGGCGCGTGTGACGATGGCTGGCTGCGTGCGGGGTGCCGAGCTGGTGGCGCCCCCCTTGCCGGTGAGAGCCCGGGTGACGACTGCCGGTTGCGTCCTGGGGGCCGAGGTGGTCGCCGTCCCGGTCGCCGAGACGTTCCGGGTGACGGTCGTTGCCTGCGCCCGAGGCGAGCTCGTCGAGGCGTTGACCGACCCACCGCTAGCGGTCGCCGTGCACGCCCTGGCAACGCTGGTCGCCGTGGCCGTGGGGGCCGAGGTGCTGGCGTTGACCGAGCCGCCGGCGGCGCCGAGCTCGGCCTCCTTGATGAGGGTGCCGACAACGTCATTTCGGGCGGCGTCGATGACGCCCCATCGGCCCTGCCAGACGTTGGGGCGGCCAGCCATGGCCTACCCGTTGATGACCTGACAGTCGGCGACGATGGTCCCGAGCGCGGCTCCGGTGGCCAGCGACATCATGCACAGGCAGGAGTCGGCGAAGAGCTGCTGCCCGCCGAGCTTGAAGAAGTCCTGCGGTTCCGATCCGACGTTGGCCACGATGATGTTGGCCTGAGCCAGCCGGCGCAGCACCACGACGTTGATCGACCCAGTCGCCGCCGCGGTCCCTCCAACTATGAAGCTATTGATGCGCTGGACCCCGGTCCCGTTCGCCAGGCCGAGCTGGATCATGCGCTTCGTCGGGTAGCCCGAGAGCGAGGCCGTGACCGTCGTGGTCTGCGCCGCGCCGCCCGCCGACGTGCCGTCCTGGTACCCCACCTGGATGGTCACGGCCGATGCAGCGATCGCAGTGTTGATCTCGAGCCAGATCTCGCACTCGCCCCACGCCGAGCTCGGGACCCGAGCGGAGAAGGACGGCTGACTCGCCAGGGTGGTAGTGCCCGTGGGCGTCGTAGCGTAGCTGCCGGAGTGGAAGATCCGGTCATAGAGCACCAGGGTCTGCGTGGCCGTCGATGTCGCGGCGAAGCGCGCCAAGTACCCGGTGTTGGACCCGGTGAACGCCGAGATGAGCGGAGAGCCCGCCAGAGCATTGGTCGGCACCAGGCCGTTGGCAGTGTTCCCCACCGCGAGGCTTCCGGCTGCTGGGTTGCCCGGCTCCGCCAGCAGCGTGTACCAGAACCCAGCCGCGCTGGTGAGCGCCGATGCCTTCTGGAGGATCACGTCCTGGCTCGCTCCAACAGCCGCCGCCAAACCGTCCATCGTGGTGATGGTCATGGCTTAGGTGATCTCGATGATGCCGCTGCCCGTGCTGGGGATCGTCACGTCGAACGTGCCGGCCGTCGCCGCGATGGGCGCGCCGGCGAAGGCACCGACGTAGAGCACCGGCTTGCCGGCGACCGAGTCGTTGTAGACCATGCAGCCGTCGGCGCTTCCGGTGAACCCGGTGATCTGCGGCATGTTGGAGAAATCGAGGTAGGCGGTGTCCGTCGCCAGCGCCACCGTGCGCCCGGTGAGCGTCACCCCGCCGGCGGAGTACGTACCCGAAGCGGCCACCTCATCGGTCCCTAGGTTCGACGTTGTGGGCGCACCCGAGCCAGGCGTCCCGGCCCCGGTCGTCGCCTTGTTGTAGGTCCCGCTGTGCCCGGTCTTGATGAGCGCCAGCTTGTAGACGTGGGCAGCGAGGTGGATCCCGTTCAGGAACTCCGTCTTCGCCGAGTTGGTCGTCGCGGTCGTGATCGCCATGGTGGTCCCCTGCTAGTTCTTGAACCGGGCCCCGGTGACCTGGCCCGCATCGTCCCGGACGAACTCGAGCTCTCCGGGCTGCCTGCCCGCGAGGCCGGCGCCGACCGCCACCAGGCCGCTCTGGACCGCCTCCGCCAGGGCCGCGCCCTCCGGCGCCGGCGCGGGGGCGGTGATCTCCTCGGGCCATACGCTCGCCACCAGGCGCGCGGCGGACTTGTCTGGCGGCTCGCCCGCGTCCAGCGCCTCGGCGTAGGCGGCCAGGTCGAGCAGTGGCGTCGCTCCCCCCAGCCCCCGCTTCAGCAGCTCGAGCGCCGACGTGGAGTCCTCGATGAGCTTGCCGACCAGACCCGTCCGTTCCTTGTCGTCCAACTCGCGCTTCAGGTCGGCCTTCCGGTTCTTGACGCGCCGCGTGTGCCGGCCGAAGGCGTCAGCGAACATCGCCACCAGCGCGTCCCGGGCGGACAGGGCGGAGCGATCCTGCTTCGGCGCCGGCTCGGCCTGGTCGTCGCCCTCATCGGGCGCCGCTCCCGGGTCCTGGCCGGGCGGTGGCTTTCCGAACTGGGAGCGACCGGGCGGCATTGCCGGCTTCGGGTCCTCGGTGACGAGCTCGTCCCCGCCCTCGACGCTGTTCTTGCCGAAGATGGCCCGGGCCTCGTTCTGGGTCCAAATCGCCTTGTTGCCGGTGGCCTGGACGAGCGCGGCGACCTGGTCCTTGAACGACCCGAGGGTCAGGTGGGTCAGGTCGTGTGCGACCTCTCGCCAGGGCTGACGCTGGGGGAAGAGCTTCCGGGTGGCCTCGGCGTCGAACCGCTCCGCCCAGGGCCGCAGGGCGTTCCGGTAGAAGCCCAGGTAGAGCTCGGAGAGGTTGGTCCAGGCCTCGTTGTCGGCGAGGAGCGTGGTGGGCACCCCGTAGAAGCGGGCGATCTCCTGCACCTGGAAGCGCCTGGAGTCGATGAGCATCGCCTCCTGGGCGTTGTGGTTGAGGGGCTGGTACTTGACCCCCTGCCCCAGCGCGGAGACGCCATGGGCCTTCCCAGGCCCACCGCTGTGCTCCTCGACGAACCGCTCCTTCGCCGACTTGGCCTGCGCCGGCGTGATCGGCTTGTCCGTGGTGAGCAGGCCGGAGAGCACGGTCCCGTTGGCGAAGTAGGCCGCCGAGTAGACCTGGCTCGCGTGCGCGATGCCGATGGCCTTGGCCGCCCGGTAGACGACGGAGTCACCCACCCAGCCCTTCAGCGACGGGCCGCGGAGGTGGAAGCAGTCGGCCGGCTCGAGCCGGGCCACGCCGCCCTCGGGCTGCTGGATCTCGTAGTAGTACCCGCTCGCGTCGCGCCGCGGCGTGACCCGGTCCGACTCGATGGGCCACAGGCCGACGAACCGGCCCGACATGTCCCGCTGGATCTCGGCGTAGCCGTTACCGTCGCCCAGGAGCGCCGCCCAGTAGAGGGCCTCCTCGATGGCCTGGGAGGTCGGCGCGTCGGGCAGGAGGGCGATGGGGGCGCCGTAGTTGAGCGTCCAGGAGACGGGGTCATCGTGCAGCAGCTCGCGCACGCCGCCGCGCTGCATCTCGGTGACGGTGATGGGCGCCGGGGCCAGGCAGTCGACGATGAGCCGGCAGCACCCGTAGACCGCCGCCACCTGGGAGGCCGTCTCGGAGGTGACGTAGACGCCGGCCTCCTTCAGCCAGGGGTGCAGGAGGAACGAGTCCGGGCGCGAGACCTTGATCCGTCCGGCGTTCTTCGGCTTGACCCGTGAGAGCGCAACGGGAGATCGGCGCGACTTGCGCGCTGCGACGGCGGTGGGCTTCCCGCGAGTGGGCCGACTCACCCCTCCGTTCTCGCACCTGTTGGGGACAGGTCCGGGCTACATCAGGAGCTCGCCGGCGTAGGCCTCCGACTCGGTCCCCCGGGCTAGGACCAGGCCGTTGATGATGCCCACGGCCACGTCGATCTTCTTGTACTCGTTCTCCCGGTCGGGTGCGATGTTGCCGTTCCGGTCCGTCCTGGCCATCAGGTTGCCGATGCACATGGCCGCCACCGGGGAGCCGTCGTGCCGGAGCCGGCCGTCCAGGAGCGCCGACTCGAGCTCCTTCATGGGCTCGGACTGCGTCTTCGCCCCCTGGCGCACCGAGACCACCGTGACGCCCCCGGTCATCAGGTCGTTCTCCACCTCGCCGGCCATCCAGTCGTCCACCGCGGCCTGCACGTTCGGGAACCGCTCGACGAGCTCGATGATCTCGGCGGTGAGGGGGCGGAAGGTCATGGTCTCGCCCGGGACCAGGACGAGCCACCCGTCCTTCGACCAGGCCTTCAGCTCCGGGGTGTTCTTGAGGGTGACCGACTTCTCGGGCAGGTAGGTCCACCTGGTGAACACCCGATACTCCCGCTTGCCGTCGTCCCTGGACTTGGCGGCCACGACCGGCGCGGCGCAGAGGTCCCTCGTGCGCGCCAGGTCGAGTCCCACGAAGACCTCCCACTCGTCCGGGTCGAGGTCCTCGAGCTTCATGGTCGGGTCGGCCAGCTCGGCCCACCGGTTCACATCCAAGAAGGCGTTCGCGGACTGCTGCCACCAGCCCAGGTGCTTCACCTCGAGGGAGGCGCGCTCGCTGGGCGTGTCCTTCATGGTCTGCATCGCGCTCTTCAGGCCGGCGATGGAGACCGAGACGCCCATGTTGGGGTTGGCCTGCCGCCACGTCTCGAAGTCGAACGGGTCTAGCTTCCGATCGGCCTCGACGATGAGCGCGAACATCGTCGGTGAGTCGAGCCGGCCCTCGAGCACGTCTCGCGCCCGGCAGTAGAGCTGGTAGCCGAGAGCCGCCGGCGTCATGTCGAAGCCGGCCGTGGAGATGCCCAGGAGGAGCGAGCCGTCGACCTTGTTGGCCGCGGTCTTCAGGTTGTCGTAGAGCTTCCGGTTCGCCTGGACGTGGACCTCGTCGAGGATGACGAGCTTGGGCCTGATGCCCTCGGCCGATCGGTGCTCCGAGGAGATCGGCTTGTAGATCCGGCCGTCCCGGGCCCCCTTCACCCGGTGCTCCTCAATGATCAGGGCGAAGTGGTCCTTCACCGATGGCCGTCCCTCGAGCGCGGCCGCGTCGGCGTCCAGGTTGAGCATCTCCCGGGCCGTGTCGAAGACGAGTCGCGCCTGGTCCTGGGTCGTCGCGGCCGAGTAGACCTGCTCGCCGCCCTTCCCGCGCACCAGGACGATGAGGGCGATGATCGCTGCGAGCGGCGTCTTGCCGTTGCCCTTCGGCAGCCAGATGGACGCCTCGCGGAAGCGGAGCTCGAGCGTGACCGCGTCGACCCAGCCGAACAGCACCCGTATAGCCCAAACCTGCCAGGGCTCCAGCATGAAGGGCTGGCCTCGCCGAGGTCCGTCGCCGGCGAAGGGGAACTTCTCCGCCAGCCGGCACGCCTTGTCCGCCTCCTGGTCGTCGAAGGTGAACCCATCGGGCGGCTTCTTCAGTTCGCGCCGCTGCCGCTCGATCGCGGCTACGAAGATGGGCGCCGCCGGGAAGCGACCCGCCAGCACGTCCGCCTCGAAGGCGGCCGCGATGGCGGTGAAGTCGCGCTTCTTCGGCTTGGCGGCCTTCTTCGGCTTCATCACTCGACATCCTCGAAGCCGCTCTTCTTCTTCTCGCTCGACGGCAGCGGCGTGACGGCTCGGCGCGACTGCGGCGAGAAGCCGAGCTGCTTCCAGTACTCGAGCTCCACGCGGAGCAACGAGTTGAGCGCCTTCGGATCGAAGTCCGGGTCTGACAACGCGTCCGCAGCACGCGCGCTGATCTGCGCGGCACGCGCGGCCACCGGCAGGTCAGCGGCGGAGACCGTACCGAGACGGACGGCCGCCTCGCCGATCTGCTTCCACCAGCCCACTTCGCTCTTGGTGAACCCCTTCGGAGCGGGTGGCCACTTCGCCAGCGCGGGGGGTGCCGGAGGAGCCCCCCGATCGTGTGGTCTGATACTCATGGTGTACCCCTTTCAGGTTTGTTTGGGCGGCTCGCGCTCGCAAACGACTAACCCACGCGGTTGCTGGCACCCCCCGCCCTTTGGGGTTTCGCCAATGATTCCGCGTGGTTTCTGCATGGTGGTGGGTTGGAGTGACCCCCTCGCGCAAGTTGCTGATTCGATTGGTCTTCTTCATGTGCTGCTGACCCTGCCTGAACGGGTGGCGTTCATGCCCTGCTCAGCCGCTGTCCTGGCTGAGTGGCAGGGCTTGCAGAACGGCCTCAGGTTGCTCCACCTGAGCCTGAGCTCTGGTGCCTGTGCCACGCTCACGATGTGGTCGACCTCGGTGGCCTTGGCTGAGCACTGCCCTGCCCTGCGCCCGTACCCCACACAGGCAGGGTGAGCAGATAGGAACTGCCTACGTACTGCCCTCCAGTCAGCGTCGTATCCACGCTCCCCACTGCTGGGCCTGGCTGCGTCGATGGCTGCCATGCGTGCAGCCCTGGCTACATCGGCCCTGGCCTGGTGCTTGGCGCACTTGCCCTCTGAGACCACCACCCTGCACCCTGCCTGCGAGCACATCCTCCTTGAGCGCGCAGGCATCTAGGCCCCCCTCCTGTACTCGAGCCTCAGCATGGTCCGCACGCGCCTCGCCCTGAGCGGCAGGTCGAGCTGAACCAGATGGCAGCAGCAGGGGATGGGCTTGGGTGGTGGTGGGGGCCTCCACCCACGTGCCCTCATCCACCGCTCCATGGCCACCAGGTAGCGAGACCTGGCCTTGCGGTACTCGTCCTCATCCTCTGCCTCGAGCCAGTCATTCCCTGCCAGCAGCGCGGCCTCCTCGGGCGACATCGGCGCCTGGATCGGGGTCATGGTGCCTCGACGTTGCAGCTGCTTCCGGTGCGCCTCGCAGTAGGTGCGCTCCGCCTCCCGATCGCACTCTGGCCCCTGGCAGATGCCCATGCTCGCCCCCTACCCGCCCGTCCTTGTCCCGGCATCCCCGTGCCGGCGCGCCTGCTCACCCTCGAGCTCGGCCACCCTGGACCTCAGCTTCACCACCTCTGCCTCCAGGTCGGCCCGCTCCATGGCTGCCTGGTGCTGGTAGACGAACAGGTCGGCGAGCTCCTGGAGCGCGTCGAGGTGGGCATCCCTCCCGTTCCAGGTCTCCAGCCGGGTGCCGTACTTGCGCAGGCCGAAGTCGGACCGCTCCCGCAGGACGGCCACCAGGTCGTCGAGGACCACCTTCCGGCCAGGCCGCGGCGCCGGCTCGGGGGTGGCGGCCCGGACCGTGGCCTCCACGAAGGCGGCCGCCGGAGCGTCCTCGAGGGCGCTCACGCCGCGTCCCCGATCGCCTTGGCCACGGCGTCGAGCTCGGCTCGGAGCTGCTCCTGGCGACGCTCGAGCTCGTCCTGGCAGACCCGGATGGTGCTCACCAACTGCTCGATGGTCGCCTCCTTGGCTGTGGCTAGCTGCAGCGCCCGGTCCGGGGTGGGCTCCGGCTTGCGCGGCCTGCCCACCTCCCGCAGCTTCGGCGCCGGACGAGCCGGCCCGCCCGGGCGCCTCGAGCACGTCCGCTTGTGGCAGGTCGGGCTCCCGCACTCCTTGCAGGGCCCCTTGGGCGGCTCCTCCGGCTTCGTCGTCTTCCTCGGCATCTCGACCTCCCTGGCCGACCGCGGCGCGCGCGGCGGCTCCTTGTCGCCCTTCCCTGCCTTGATGAGCTGGTCCAGCTCGGCCAGCCTCGCTGCATCGGCGCTGGCGAATCTGGCCGCCATGGCGTCGCACACCCCGCCGGTGTTCAGGTCGTTCGCCAGGCTCATGGCGCGAGCTCCCGCACCTCGACCTCCACCCGCGGCGCCCGCTTGTCGACCAGGCGCTCGACGACGTACCTGCGCACCTGCCGGTCGTTCACCAGGAAGCCCGCCCCGGGCCGGCTCAGCCGCGGCCGGGAGACCTCCAGGCTGTCGAGCACCGCCTTGACCGGGCCGTCGCTGTCCGGGCGCTCGTTCTGGAACACCACCCGGATGGTCACCTCGACCTGCGCCGAGGTCGTCTCCCATCGGGCCGCCCGTCGCGCCTTGAGGCCGTGGGTGGCAAGTCGGTGGGCGAAGGCCTTCTGCGCCGGCGTCTTACCGTAGGGTCGGCTGTTGGCCCCGCTCCGGTTCTGGCCCACCGGCTTCCCGGGGACCACGTAGGCGACGTGACTCATGGCTTCCGGTCCTCCTCTGGCTCGGCGTGGGGCGGAGGGGGCATGACGTCAGCGGGCGGCATCGGCATCGGGGTGATGTCGATCTCGTCCGGCACCGGCAGCCGGTGCGAGCGCGCCGTGATCCGGGCGGCGACGGCCGCCATGCGCCGGCGGACCTCCTCGTCGGACAGGGGGCTCATCGCACGGGCTCCAGGCGCGGCCGCCGGGCCGGCATCGGCATCTCCCAGGCCGAGCGCCAGTCGAACCCGGGGTGATGCTCGAGGCAGTGGTCGGCGAAGACGGACTCCCGGTAGATGCCGACCACTCCGCGGTCTACCCCGGGGGTGGACTCCGCCTCGCAGATGGGGCACGGCCTCGCGCGCAGGGGCGTCGTCACCAGCGCCTCCCCGTCAGGTCGATCGTCCGGTCGTCCTTCGGCAGCACGGTCTTGTCGTAGGGCTCCAGGAACGTCAGGACCCAGCCGCCCACCAGCGAGACCAGCGCCGCCAGCGCCAGGGTGAGCCCAACCAGCTTCGCCACATGCTCCAGGGTCTCCATCACGCCTCCGCTGCCTTCCGGCTCCACTTCGCGTACAGGAACTCCTCCGCCTGGTGCAGCTGCCGAGTCTCCTCGGAGCTCCAGAGCCCCTGGGAGAGCACTTCCGAGGCCAGCCGCGACTTCTCGAACTCGTAGGCCTCCCGCTGCGCAGGGTTCATCCTGGCCAGCACTGGAGCCCAGCGCCGGGCCACCGCGTCGTTGTGGGCCGCCATCACCTGGTTGAGCTCGATGCCCTCGACCTCCGCCGGCATCGGGTCGCCGCCCTGGGCCGCCTCGGTCAGCATCGGTACGAAGAACGCCATCGTCTTCGGCGGCTGCAGCCCCTGCGACCGACGGCGCTTCACGACCGCCAGGCAGAGCTCGAGCGAGCGATCGACCCCGAGCGCCTCGACGAGCCGCTCCAGGCTGGCCCGGACCTCGAGCTTCCGGTCGTGCGCTGCCACGAGGTAGCTCCACTCGGTCAGCCGCTGCAGCTTGGCGCGCAACTCGGCGCCACCCTCGTCGAGCTCGACCGTGTCGAGGACATCAACCGGCCTCCGGGGCACGTCGTCGACGACGACCAGGGCTACGGCGCGCAGCGGCGGGCGGGCGGGCGCTGCCTCCGCCGCCGGCGAGGCCACATCGGGCACCTCGCCGGCGGCCCGATCATCGACTGCTGGCGCTGGCCGGGGCATGACTTCGGGCTCGGGAGCGGCATCGGCCGCCGGAGGGGGGGTGGCAGCCTCGACCATCACTGAGCCCATCTGGGTCTCATCCTTTCGCGCGCTCGCGCGCGTAGCAGCAGCATCCTTTGGTTCCTGTTCTTGCTCTTGTTCCTGTTCTTGCTCTTGATTCGCCATACCGTTGCCCAAACGGTTGGCGGAACCCTTCCCGGAACCCTTCCCGATACGCCTGGCGGAACCCTTCGCCGAACCGTTCCCGGAGGGCTTCGGGCAGGCCTTGCGGAACGTCTGGGTGAAGACGGGGGCCGGGGCCGGCTTGTCGTCCGCCTCGGCGTCCTCCTTGCGGGTCTCGTCTCGGTCGACCATGTAGGCGTCGAGCCGTTCCCAGGCCTCGGCCTTCAGCGGGCACTCGGGGAGCTCGTCCCAGGTGGACCGCCAGCTCTTCACCACGTTCGGGTTCTCGGGCTCGTTGTAGGCGATGGCCCTGGGCAGCCAGACCACCCGGGAGTCCCAGTCGGCCCGCGCCATCCCGGCCGCCTCCACCTCGCGCCAGCAGCCCCTGAAGGCGGCCAGCGGCCAGCCCAGCTGCTCCGCCAGGGCCGACTCGCCAGCCCGGCTGATCCCCGGGATGACCCCGGTGTGCTCCCCCGTCATCAGGTAGAACCAGAGCGTCTGAGCGTTCGGCTGCGGGCGCGAGAGCCCCCGAAACTTCTCGTCGGCGTAGGTCCTCACGTCGACCTTGCGGTAGCGCGCCATCAGGCGATCCTCCCCAACAGGTCCAGCTGGCCCTTCGACCAGTGCGCGATGCGGCGCGTGGCGATCTCCACGTACTCGGCCTCCCGCTCCATCCCCACGAAGCCCCTGGCCCGGCGCACCGCCGCCACCCCCGTCGTCCCGGAGCCGCAGAACGGGTCCAGCACCAGGCCCCCCGGCGGCGCCACCAGGTCCACCAGCCACTCCATGACCGCCACCGGCTTCACCGTCGGGTGGTGGTTCCTGACGCCCTCGGAGGTCCGCCCGGCGCCGGCGCGGGGCGACCGCAGGCCGGCGCTGCCATCCTCCCGCCCGGTGGCCTGGCCGGCCGTCCTGGGCTCCAGGTCGTCAAGGCCGGCGTCGCGCTCCGACCGGCTCGGCTTCGCCGTGTAGAAGAACCGGGAGGCCCCGCCGGCGTCGCCGTAGGTGCCGTCCACCGAGGCGATGCCCGAGAAGTGGCCCAGGGCCACGGCCTGGCCGCCCTCGCGCAGCGTGCCGGCCGACATGAAGCCCGACTCGAGCTCGCCGGTCTGGTGGTCGAGCTGGGCCGCCGCGGCCTCGTCCAGCAGGACGTTCGCCGGCCAGCGGCCGGTGATCTCGCCGGCCCGCACCGCTGCCGAGTAGGTGGCCCCCATCGTCCGCTTCGGGCCCGACATCGAGTGCGAGTGGGTCGCCACGTCGCCGTCCGCCAGGTTGCCGGGGATGCCGGGGATGCCGGGGATGCGTGCTGCGTCGATGTGCAGGACGCCAGTCCCGTGCTGGAGGTAGGTGGCCAGCACCGTCCCGCCGAGCGGCTTCCGGGCCAGCACCACCGGCTCGTGCGCCGGCTTGAGCGCGGTCCCGACGCCGCCGGGCAGGTTCAGGCTCTTCGGAAAGCCCGTGCCGTAAAGCCACATCAGCGAGTCCCGGATGTCGAAGCCCGCGTCCTCGATGGCACACGCCATGCGGTGGTAGGTCCGGGCCCCGCCGAAGGCCACCAGGTGGGCGCCCGGCTTCAGGACCCGCAGCACCTCGCGCCAGAGCTCGACCGAGTAGGCGATGCCCGTCGAGTCCCACTTCTTGCCCATGAAGCCCAGCTCGTAGGGCGGGTCCGTCACGCAAGCGTCCACCGAGCCAGCGTCCATGGTGGCCAGCAGCGCCAGGCTGTCGCCGTGCAGGACCGAGACAGCCATCAGGCCGCCTTCTCCGACGCGAGCTCGCGCGTCTCGAAGAGACCGACCAGATCCTGCTCCTGCGCCATGATCAGGCGCGCGTAGCGGCTCCGGTGGTTGTTGTTCAGCTTGAAGTTGCCGTCGCTGGTCTCGAAGAAGAGCCGCCAGCGCAGCACCTCCCAGAGCATCCCGATGCCCACCTCAGCGGCGCCCCGCTCCTTCGCCGCCCGGGCCAGCTCCACCAGCGCCCGGTAGACGTGTGGGTTCTGCGCGTGGAAGGCCTGGAAGGCCGCCTCGCTGGCGCCGGCCGGGCGCGGGCGGCCCACCGGCTGCTCCCGGAGGCGCTGCAGCGGCGCGTCGAAGATGCCGAGTTGCGTCATTACCCGCCTCCCTTCCGCTTCGACGGCGGGGACGGCATCACCCCAAGGTTCTCGACTGGCTGCCGGCAGCGGAGCACCCACACGCCATCCATGACCCCAGCCACCACGTCCCGGCCGGCCGCCGCGCAGCCGCGGGCGACCCCCTCGGCGATGGCAGCCGTGCTCTCCCCAGGCGGGGTCGGCCGAGGAGCAGGGGCCGCCTCGATACCGGGGCGCTCAACCGTCCCGCGGAAGGCCGGCGCGGCGCCGGCGACCAGGCCGATGCCCGAGATGACCGCCAGTACCCCGATCCGGGCCAGCCCCCGCGGCCGCTCGATGCGCCGTGACATCCCGGCGAGCCAGTCCGAGAGGTCCCAGATCACCTCGGCCGCCCAGAGCAGCACGAAGGCAAGGAGCAGCCGGAGCGCGTCGGTGGTCTTCATGCCGCCTCCCTGGCCTGCTGACAGGCCGCCCGGTCCAACTGGATGGCGCAGACGCAGTAGGCGTCGGCGAGCTCGGAGGCGACTCGGGCGGCCGCGGCGGCCAGCCCCGTCCGGTCCGTGATGAAGAGCGCCAGCGAGTAGTACCGGGTGACCCTCGCTAGGTTGGCCGACTGCCTCGCCGCGGCGCGGAGCTCGGTGGGCGTCATGGCGTGCCCTCCAGCAGCCGGACCACGTGCTCCCGGATGGCCTCGAGCTCGGCGCGCAGGTGCTTGTTCTCGGCAGCCAAGTCGGGCGTCTTCCGGGTGGCGTCGAAGCCGAGCAAGTCGGCCAGGCCCACGACGAAGACGCCAGACCGGTCCCGCTCAAGGACGGCCGCCAGGAAGTCCAGCCGCAGCCCGGCGTCGCCAGAGAGCATCCTCGTCACCTGGCTCGGGTCGATGCCCGTCTCCTCCGCCAGCGCCGAGAGCGACAGGCACCCCGAGGTGATGGCCCGGGCCACCAGCGCCCGCAGCTGCACCGCTCGGGCTCGGTGCACGTCCTGGATGGTGGGCGACAGCGGCAACTGCGCGTCTCCCAGGCTCTGCAGCGGTCGTCCCATGGTCCCCTCCAAGGGTGTCAACGGCGTGAGCAGTGGTTCTTGACTGCGCTGGACGAGGTGTTCTCGGGCACGCTTCCAGCCATGAAATGCCGAGGGCTCATGGGGTGGTCAGGCGGCGCGAGTGGAGGCCGGCAGCAGGGACGCCACGGTGCACCCAAGGGCGTTCGCGATGGCCGAGGCCTGCTCGATGGAAGGGGATCGCTCCCCGCGCTCGAAGCGGGAGACCTGCGACTGGTGGAGGTTGGCGGCTTCCGCCAGCTGGGCCTGCGTCATCCCCCGGCGCTCACGCCGAGCCTCGATGCGCTTCCCGATGTCCGATGAGGTTCTTGCCATGCATTCCACTTTGGCATTTCCAGTGGCCCGACGCAATATGCCAGGCCGGAATTCTTCTGGCATGGACGAATGTGGTGGAACGTCGCAGGCTTACGGCATGACGAAGGGGAGGGATCCGCGCGCCCAGCGGCCTACTGACGAGTCCGTGCGCAAGAACATCCTCGCCATGTTGGTGGACACTGGCGTGGACCCGAAGGAGCTGTATGCCGAGGTGGGCATCGCCCAGCCGACCTGGAGCAAGAAGACCAAGGGCCGCAGGTTCACGCTCGACGAGCTCGCCCGCATCGCCGACTTTTTCGCCAAGAAGAAGGGGCGGCCGCTCTATGGTTGGCCCTTCCTCAGCTACTCGGACTCCCTGGAACTCGAGCTGGTGAAGGACCAGACCCCGGACTAAATGTCCGAGCCGAGTGTTAGGCTCTTAGCCTGCTCGGGGGAGCCATGGATCGTGCTGCCGTTCGACGCCTGCTGGTGCTGATGCTCTACGCCCTCGCTGTGCCGGGGGACGATGAGGTGCGCAGCTTCCTGCCGGCCCTCCGCCGACTCCTACACCCCAAGTAGGCCCCCGAAGAATTCCGCTCTGGCATATTGACTCGCGCTCTCGCGCATGCCAGATTGGAATTCACGGACGCGACGGAGCGTCCGAGGGAGGCCTAGATGACGCTGAAGACCACCACCCGCGAGCCCTGCCCCTGGCGGACCTGCCGCTTCGAGCAGGAGGCCCAGGAGCCCGAGCCCACCTTCGCCTTCGACAACCTCGACGACCTCCTCCTCGAGCTCGCCAGCCAGGTCGGTGGCTGCCGGCGCGACGCCAGCGACGCCATCCAGCGCGGCCTCGCCCTCATCGCCGAGCAGGCGGAGGTGGCCCGTGGCTGACCCCGTCCGTGATGCCGAGGAGGCCCTGGTCTCCGCCCTGCTCCGGCTCACCCGAGCCCAGGTCGAGTGGCAGAACCGGCCCGACGTGACCACCATTCTCGTCCGCGCCGCGGCCACCGTCGCCGACGGGATGGACCTCATCGCCCAGGCCAAGGCGCAGAGCACCCGCATGGCTACCGAGGAGGCTCCCCGTGTCTCCTAGCGCGCTCGCTGGCATCGTCTACGTCGGCACCGACTCGGCCGGGGGCGGGGTCGTCACCGGCACCCGCAACCGCCGCCTGCCATCCCTCGCCGAGGCCATCTCCTGGTGCGACGAGAACGGCCTGCAGATCCTCAACCGCGACGAGCTCGCCCGCCAGCTGGCCGACGCCGACCAGGTCGACGTCGAGGTGGCTCTGTGACCCGCCAGGAGGTCCTCAAGGACGCCGTGGTCGAGGCGTCGCGCCAGGTACTGGCCCGCTTCCTGGTGTGGGACCGGCTCCACGCCACCGAGCGGCTCTCGGACAGCATCGACGCTCACTACGCCCTGGAGTCCGCGATGCAGGACCTCCGCGACTGCGCTTCGGCCGAGCGCCGGGCCAGGAGCGGCCGATGATGACCCGCTTCCCTGGCACCTGCGCCTGCGGGTGCCGCCAGGCCTACAGCCGCGGCGCCGACGTGGTCCGGGCCTCCTCCGGCTGGGTGCTGGCCTCCTGCGCCAAGCCGGCCGCGCCGGCCCGCCCAGCCGCCCACTACTTCGCCAGCGCCGCCGAGATCCTCGAGATCCTCGCCCGCGCCAAGGCCGTGGCCGCTCGCGTCACCGCGCCGGCCCCCACCCTGCCCCCTGGATTGGCCAGGGGGTCCCGCCCGGCGGATGTGGAAGACGCCGGGCGGGTTCTTCCCTTCTGAGGCCCGACCGTGAGCCACGCCCGCCGCCGCATCCACGTCCTCACCGAGCCCTGCACCGGCCCTAGTTGCGACCGCCCGGCCCGCGCCCTCGGCCTCTGTGACTCTCACTACCGCCAGCAGCGCATCCACGGACGCACCTTCCGGCTCGCCCGCTACCAGAGATCGAGCCTTCCCCGCAGCACCACCAGCCAAGGAGCCACCACGTGACCACCCTCGCCGAGAACTTCGCCAAGCAGCTGAAGCGCACCCGGACCCGCAAGAAGTGGTCGCAGGAGGCGCTGGCCCAGGAGGCCCACCTCTCGACCTCGATGCTGAGCATGCTGGAGCGGAGCAAGCGGGAGCCCTCCTTCTCCACCATCGAGCAGCTCGCGGCCGCCCTCGGCGTCCGGCCCCTGGACCTCCTCAAGGCGGCCTGACCGTGGCCGCCGACGCCACCTGCAGCCTCTGCGGCCGGCCCGCCGTCGGCCCCACCTGCTACCCCGGCCCCGCCCTGGGCATCGTCCACCGCTCCTGCTTCCGGGCCTTCGATAGCCGCTGCGAAGCCGAGGAGCGCGGCCAGGTCGAGCTCCGCCACACCATCCCCCTCCCGGTTGCCCCGGCCCGCCGGCGGCGCTCCACCAACGTCGAGGTCGCGGCATGACCACCACCATCGACGTGCTCGCCGAGGTGCGGGTGGAGCGGGCTCGCCAGGACGCCAAGTGGGGCGAGCAGAACCACCCGGACGGGACCGGCGACTGGGACGCATACCGGGGCGCGTGGTCCGAAGGCACCCTCAAGGAGATCCGCCAGGGAAAGGCGCGCGAGGCCAAGGACTACTGCGACCGGGCCGCGAAGGAGCGCCGGCTCACCTATCGCCACATCCTCGACGAAGAGGTGCGCGAGGCCTTCGCCGAGGACGACAAGGCGAAGCTCCGCGCCGAACTCCTCCAGGTGGCCGCCGTCGCCGTGGCCTGGATCGAGAAGCTCGACCGGGAGGCCAGCCAGGGAGCTGACACGCGGCCCTTCGGCATGGTCCAGCCCCCCGAGCCGTGGCCGAGATCCCCGTGAAGGTACCTTCCTTCTGGCTCCGGTTCGTCACGGACGTGGCCGCCCGGCCCGGCCCCCTGCAGAAGGAGGCCGAGCGGTGCGTCCAGGACACCCACGCCGCCCGGGAGCGGCGCCTGGCCCGCTCCCTGCCCCGCCGAAAGGCCAAGGCCGCGGCTCGCTCCGTAGAGACCGGGGCGCGCCGGGCCGTCCGCCAGGCCGTGGTCACCCGCGCCGGTGGCCGCTGCGAGGCCTGCGGCACCCACGTCACGGCCGCCTCCGGGGAACTCGACCACTTCTTCGGCCGGGCTCGCAGCGAGAGCGTGGAGACCTGCTGGCTGCTCTGCCCGGGCGCGGTGGGGTGCCACCGCTCCAAGACCGACAACCAGCCGAGCCGGAGGTGGTGGCTGGAGCGGTTCCGCCGGCACGCCGTCCTCCACGGCTTCGGCCGCGCCATCCCGATGGTGGACCAGCTGCTCGCCCTCGAGCCCCGGGCCGCCGCGGAGGCCCCGTGAGGCGCCGCCGGCCTGCTCGGAATATTTCCAGGAATAATCCGGGCACCCCCTCGCGCCCGGCCCGGCTGCCCGATCCCCGGGAGGTACGCCAGCGCACCGAGCCGCTCGGGGTCGAGCTCGACAACCAGGAGCTCGCCCGCCGGCGCGCCGCCGTCGACGCCGACCTGGCCGCTGCCATGGCCCCGCCGCCCGCCGCGGCGCCGCCGGCCCGCCCGGCCCCCGCCGGCCCCCTCCTGGCCGTCCCCGTCCGCCGGGTCCTCACCCAGACCGCCCTCGCCATCTGCGTCGAGGCCTGGGGCTACGAGGTCTGGCTCCCTCTCGGCGTCCTCGAGGACCCGGAGAGCCCCGTGGTCCTGCACCACCAACCCGGCGAGCTCCTCGTCTCGTCCACCTGGGCCGACCGGACCGGCCTGCCACCCACCAGCACCACCCGATCCATCGAGAGGACCCCCCGATGAGCGACCCCCTGCTGGACGCCGAGCTCGAAGCCCGCACCCTGATGGCCGCGGCCGCACAGCTGGAGAGCGTGGAGGCGGAGCTGGCACGGGTGAAGGCGGAGAACGCCCGGCTCCAGGGCATCGAGCAGGCGGCCAGGGTGCTGGTGGACTACGGCATCGGCGCGGCCGGAACGCGGTCGATGCCCACCTCCCCGGAGATGGTCATGGGCCTGTTCGCAGACCTCCGCTCCGCGCTGTCCTCCCCAGCCGAGGAGCCGGGCAAGGTCCACCTCAAGGAGCGCAGCGAGGACGGCCGGCGCGGCTACCTCCAGGGCTACCGGGACGGGGTGGAGGCGGCGATCCGGGCCGTCGAGAGCACCGAGGAATACGGGTTCTCCGTAGCCGTGAAGATGGCCCCGAGCGATCACCTCGCCTGCGCCGTGGCCCGCATCCGCACCCTCTCCCCCGCCGACCCCGAGGTGACCCCGTGAAGTCCAACCGCAACAAGGAGACCAGCCCGATGCCCGCCAAGAAGTCCACCAAGACCAAGCAGCCCCGCGCCGTTCTCGTCACCACCGAGCACCGAGGCGTCTTCTTCGGCTACGCCATCGACGTGGACGGGCCGACGATCGCCCTCAAGAACGCCCGCAACTGCCTGTACTGGAGCGCGAGCGTCAAGGGGTTCCTGCGCCTCGCCGCCACCGGCCCGGACTCATCCTGCCGCATTGGCCCCCGAGCCGACATCACGCTCCGCGCCATCACCGCCGTTGCCGAGGTCACGCCGGCCGCCGTCGAGGCGTGGGAGAAGGCCCCGTGGCGCTCCTGAGAGGCACCGCCCCGGGCTGGGACGGCTCCGGCTACGGCTACGGCGACGGCTCCGGCTACGGCTACGGCTCCGGCTACGGCTACGGCTCCGGCTACGGCTACGGCGACGGCGACCAGGACATCGTGTCGTCTTCCGAGGTGACCCCGTGACCACGCGAGAGCAACGACTGGAGGCGGCGCTGCGGGAGTGCCAGCAGCAGGTCGGTGACGACGGGCTCCCGTGCTGGTGCTGCATCCCGTCGATGGTCCCGTACCGTGGCCACGACTCCGGGTGCCTGCTCGCCCGCGCCGCGCTGGTCGAGGCGCCCGCCCCGCCCGTGGAGGGGCTGGATCCGTCACCGGAGTGCAAGTGCCGGCGTGCTGGCGTGGCCTACGCCCCTTGGTGGGTGCCGATCCACACCCCCGACGCCTGCTGGCTCCAGAGCGGCGAGGCGCGTATTGAACTGGCTGGGGACGTGGACGGCAGACCGCTACCGCCTTGGGCTGGGGCCCCGTCCGTGGAGGAGCCGCGCGCCGAGTGCTTGATCTGCGATCTGCCGACCGAGGTGCTCCAGTCGGCGCTCCACCCCGGGGAGCACGCCCTGTGCCGGGAGCACTTCCAACCCTTCCCGCCCGTGGAGGAGCCCGACGACCAAGGCGGGACCTATGGTGGCGGGTTCGCGGCCCCGCCCGTGGAGCGCCCCAAGCCGCACCCGTCGCACGTCTATGTTGAAACGAGCAATCCGTTCACGGCGATGTGCTCTCGCTGCAAGGTGCTGGAGGGGGACCCCGCTGAGTTCAAGCCCTGCCCGGCCCCGCCCGTGGAGGAGGGGACGCGCCCGGTGTGCCGGATCCGGCATTGCGGCCAGGACGAGGGCCATCCGGGGCCGCACCGCGCCCCGTCGAGCGAGGCCCCCGCGAGGCCGTGCCCGAGACCGCACCACCTACTGCGCGAGAGCGAGAAGTGCCCAACGTGCAGCTCGGCCCCCGGGACGACGGAGGACGCACCGTGAGCAACTATGTTTGCGGAAAGTGCGGAGCAACCCTCATGGACTACCACAGGGACGACCGGGAGGAGACCGCCGAGCTTCGGGCCGACCTCGCGGCGGCGAAGGACGAGGTGTCGGTCGTGCGTGCCGCCATTACCGCCGTGCGGAACGAGTGGCAGCCACGCGCCCTGGCCGCCGAGGCCGCGCTCTCCGAGGCACGGGCCGAGCGGGACGCTGCCGAGAAGCAGCGTGACGGGTGCCGCTCAGATGCCAGCCGGATGGGCCAACTGTGGGAGCAGGCGGTGAAGGACTGGAAGGCCGCCGAGCGAGTCCGCGACGAGGCCCTGGCCGAGGTTGAGTCCCTGCGGCGCGGAATCGAGTACGTCTCCAAGCGGTACGGAGCGGTCCCGCAACCGGACGGGACGTGGTTGTGGCCGGACCTGATCCGCGAGCGCGACGAGGCGAGAGCCGAGGTGGAGACGTGGAAGGCCAAGTATATCGACGCCCGCAAGTCCGGCTACGCGGAAGGACTGGAGGAAGCGGCAGAGGCGAGGGAGGCGCTGGTGGCGTTGGTCCGCGCCGAGGCTGGTAGGCACCTGGGCACCGTGTCGGCGTCCCGCGAGATCGACGCCGCCATCACCCGAGCCCGCTGCGCCCTCGCTCCCCCGTCCCACAACGAGAAGGGGACCAAGCCGTGACGATCACACTTGAGAGCCTGTGCGGTGGCCACCTTCTGTCGGGCGTGGACCTGCCGCAGCGAGAGGTGGACCGCTACGGCACGAAGGAGACCGTCAACGCTTGCCGCTTCCGCCTCGACGGAGTGACCTACGTCGCCCTGGAGGACCCATCCGACGGCTACCGCTCCTCGATGGAGGAGATCGTCATCGAGGAGGGACCGACGACCAACGAGTGGCCGCCCGTGCGTGTCGTCTGCTCGATGGCCCCCGATGGCGAGTACGGCCAGGAGAACGACACCCTAGAGATCCGCGACTGCATGACGGGCAAGATCGTCCTCCGGGTCGGAACCGACAACGCCCACGACTACTACCCGTGGTGGGTGGCTGAGTTTGATCCGACGGCGCTGGCTCACAACTCTGCCGATCCCACGTCCGGGCAGAGGGAGGGGGGCGCCGAGGTTGCGGTCTGCGAGCACGGCTATCTGCTCGCCTA